GTTGATGGTCAGTATTTGCAGAAGAATCGTCAGTTATTGGAAGGGTTTGAACAACGAGTTTTTGATCATAAGATGAGTCTGTTGCTTGATCTTGATCGTAGTTTCAAATTGCGACAATTAGCTCAAAGCCAACGCACACCTCCTTTTTCTTTATTGATTCATGGTCCCTCGTCTGTAGGCAAATCATCTGTTATGCAGATGCTTTTTGCACACTTTGCTAAAGTTAGTACAGTTTTGGGCAAACCCCTCAGTGCTGATGAAAGTTTTGTGTATAATCGATGCACAGCTGATGAATACTGGAGTGGGTTTAGTACCTACCAGTGGTGTATTATGCTTGATGATGTTGCCGTTGTGGCTCCGGCCAAAGCGACCTCCGATGATACGTTAGAGGAGATCATGCGCATTGTGAATATCATGCCTTGGACACCACCTCAGGCGGAATTAGAGCGTAAAGGAGTTTATCCTGTTGAACCAAAATTGTTTTTGGCTTCTACTAATGTGAAAACGTTAAATGCGGCCTATTGGTTCTCTGTTCCAATTGCAATACAACGTCGATTTCCATATGTTATTACCGTACTTCCTAAGAAAGAGTATGCTAAATATAATGATGGGAGTCTTAATCCTATGCTTGATTCCACTAAAGTTCCCGCTAACGATGGTCAATACGACAATTTGTGGGAGTTTCAAGTGGAAAAAGTGATACCTGGGAAAAGTTCTAACACGCCTTGTGCGGACTATCAGCTTATAGGCGAAGGATGGGACACTTCTCAATTGCTTTCGTGGTATGGACGAGCTATTGCAGACTATTATACCGAATGTGCAAAAGTGTCCTCTGCTAATGCCAGTTACGCTAATGCTCACATGTGTGCCGAATGTTTTGGCACGTGTTCAGGAGAATGTAGATCTCCCAATTTGCGACCGCAATGCGGGGGAGCTGCAGAGAGTCTTTATATAATGTGGACCTTTGTAGCAGCGATTATCAGCTGCTTCACGTCTCATTGGGTTCTTTCTCTGATATCACACAACATGTTTGGGAAATATGATGCGTATTTTGACGGGTTTATTGGAATGTTGAGATGTTTATATACTTGGGAGATCATTGGTATGCGGTGGTTTATTACTGCCGGTACATATTTCTCTTTTGGTCCGTGTTTAGCGATTTGGTCCATAGCTGGTTTTTTAGCTGGGGCTATTAATTTCACTTTTCGCGAGTTTTTGATTTATGTCTCTTACACATTCGATATTTTTCCTATCATTTTGTCCATGCAATTTATAAAATCGTATTGGACGACTTCTGATGGATCAATTGACACTGTCAAGATGGAGTGGCGGGATCGTATATTTTACGCTCTCCACCAGTCCGTTCGTGTTAC